ATACTCAGCAGAACACTATTAAGTACAAAGACGTTGAGGCCTTTGAATTCGCTGGATTGGCTAGAAACGTTGATTCTATTAAGTCTGCTCATGGGTTTAAACGGTTTGTTATTGAAGAGTCTCAATTTATATCTCAGGATTCATTAGACACACTTACTCCTACTGCTAGAAAGAAGCCTCAAAAGGGATTGCCAAACACTGAGCCTCAAGAGGAAAGCGTTAGTGATGTGTCTATGGTGTTTATCGCCAACCCCGGCAGCTCAGCCGATCCATTTAGCCAGCGTTTCATAGTCCCATTCCAGTCCGAACTTGATCAGCATGGTTTCTATGAAGATGATTTACATTTAATTGTTGTGATGAACTATGAGGATAACCCGTGGTTCGGTCAGTCTGGGCTAGAAGATGAGAGGCAATACGATTATAAAAACAAAGAAAGAAACCTCTACGATCATATTTGGCTCGGCAAGCACAACGATTCTGTAGCTAACTCAATTATTAAAGCTGAATGGTTTGATGCCTGTATTGATGCCCATAAGTTGCCACACTTAAAAGAGCGGTTTAAGCCGCATGGGGCTAAGACTGCTACACACGACCCGGCTGACGGCGGCAATGACCCTAAGTCCTTTGTGATGCGTCACGGCTCAGTTATCACCCATGTCAGCGAACACAAAGAAGGCGAGATAGATGAAGGTTGTGACTGGGCGACTGGTTTAGCTATTCAGCTTGGGGCTAATATATTCCGCTGGGATGGTGACGGAATGGGGACAGGGCTTAAGCGTCAAATATCAGATGCTTTTGCCGGTACTCAAATTACGTATGAAATGTTTAAAGGTTCATCCCGTGGTAGCGGTCAAGATAGGGCAGAGGATATATACACCCCAGTTGATGATAATGGCGGCAAGCCTCCTACAACTTACGCCGAGACCTTTCTAAATAACCGCTCGCAGTATTATATAAGTTTAGCTGATAGGTGTTACAATACGTACAAATGTGTTATTAAAGGGGAATATATAGACCCTGATTTGATGATAAGCTTTGACTCTGAAGGCGTAGAGAATATGGGTGCGTTTAAATCAGAGGTTTGTCGTATCCCTAGAAAGCCCAACCCTAACGGCCTTATACAAATGATGAGTAAGCAAGAAATGAAGAAGCTAGGCATCAAATCGCCCAACATGTCGGACGGCGTTATGATGTCCCTCGTTGCCCCTGTAATTGCGCCCCCTAAAGCTAGGAAGCTAAATTTTAGCTAATATCTTATGACTGATTATACCAACCACGACAGCGTTAAATCATTACTTGAAAAAGATCAAGCAGCCGAGAAGGATGAACGCGACTTAGCTCGCATTGATCAAAAGTTCATCCATGAGCCTGATGGTATGTGGCAAGATGGCGACGATGATACTGTTAGGAATTGGGGCAAGCGTCCCAAGATCACTTTAGATATGATTAGCCCGCAAATTGATCAGATTGCCGGTGAAATTGAGCAAAATGAATTTGAAGCCAAGATAGACCCAATGGGCGGCGGTGCTACAAAGGAAACCGCTAAGGTTTTTGGTAGTGTAATCCGTAATATTCAGGTTGCATCTAATGCACCTCGTTCATACCAGCGAGCAGGCCGTAAGATGATCGAGATAGGCTTCGATGCTGTGCGTGTACGTGCTGACTATGAGAGCGCCAAAAGCTTTAAGCAGGTTCTATTAATTGAAAAAGTTGATAATGCTATTAATCGGATATGGTTTGACTCTAATTCGGTTAAAGAGGATAGGAGTGATTCTAACCACGGGTGGGATTTAAGAGCTTTAAATAAATCTGTTTATGATGAGCAATGGCCTAAAGGAACTGGTCAAAGCCTTAATGATGGATCGAGCGCAACTAATACCACTCAAAATAATGAGCGTGAAGTCATTATAGTTGGCGAGGTTCTATATAAAGAAAAGGTCAATATTGAATTAGTAGAGTTCTCAGACGGTACGGTACTGGAAGTTGATAAGACTTTCGATGCTAAGTCTAAGATACTTGCCGATAAGGGTGTCACCAAGGTTAGGGAGCCCGTTAAGCGTCATAGGTTTAAGGTTATGTCTCGCTGGTTTGATGGCGGTGGATGGCTTGATACCCCTAAAGATACCCCTTTCGACCTTATTCCGTTATGCCCAGCTTATGGAAACTTTGACATTGTTGATAACTCTGTAACGTTCTCAGGCGTTGTTCGAAAGTTTAAAGATGCTAACCGCGTTATTAACTTCTCAGAATCTAAGCAGCTAGAAGAAGTTGCTACAAGTCCAGTTTCTAAACTCATGATGACCGAAACCCAAGCGGCTGGTCATGAGAAAGAACTAGAGACCATGAATAAGAATAATAACCCTGTTCAGCTTTACAGTGTGGATGAGAAGGCACCGCCACCATACCAGACAGCAGGAACCCAAGTTAATAGCGCTTTGGTTAATACAACAGCATCAATGACAAGCTATATTCAAGTTGCAGGCAATCAGCATAATGACCCTCAAAGAAAGTTTGTGTCTGGCGTTGCTATGCGACAAGCTGAGAACAAGGGCAATACTTCAAACATCAAGTACCATAACTCTTTAGCTGTAATGATTACTTACGTTTGCAAGGTTCTTAAGGGCGCTGTACCGCCTGTTTATGATACTCAGGACCGTATCGTAAGGGGAGTTGAAGAAGATGGTGCAGTGTCGACTATTACGCTTAACACTGCTATTCGTGGCGAGAAAGGATTAGAGTCCACTAACGACCTATCTATTGGTGAGTTTGATGTTACATGCTCAGTAGGCCAAGCATTTAAAAACCGTCAACAGGAAGCTCAAGAGGCATTACTTGCGGTTGCTGCTATTGATCCAGCTATCCTTGCTAGAAATGCTGATGTATTTGTGGGCACTGTCGACGCACCGGGTATGAATATTGTTCAAGAAAGAGAGCGAGCATTCCTGTTCAAGCAAGATATGATTCCTGATGAGCAATGGACTGATGAAGAAAAGCAGGAAGTCGAAGAGGCTCAGGCATTGGCTACACAACAAGCCGAAGCTGGCGCTAATCAAGTTGACCCAATACAGCAAGCCGTAGTTGCAGACGCTCAAAGCCAGATAGAGAAGCGAGAAAGTGACGCTCAAAACGATATTGCACAGCTTCAATTACAGATAGAAAAGCAGCAGCAAGATTTCTTTGTCAAACAGGAAGAATTAGAGCTTAAGCGTGATGCTCAAGACTTAAAGAACCTTGAAACAATGACTAAGATGCTTGGAGATTTAACCGATGCATGGTCTAAGGGTATTGTAGGCCCTCCGACTATACCAACTGTAGACAACCAAGCCCGACTTGTATTAGAATCACAGAACCTAGTTAGTGATGACTTACCAACTAACTCAGATGATATAACCGAACCTAGCGGCCCCCTAGGATAACGAACCGAACGTCATTCGGATAAACCAAAGGTATTACTGTAATGGAAGGAACACTTTCTGTAACTGAAAATAATAGTGAGCAATCACTACCACCCCAAACTAATGAAAACGGGGAGGTTATCACTAAAGAAAATGCTACCCCAGAACAGAAGAAAGAATATGCGTTAAATAAGAAGGCTGAGAAAAACCTAGCTAGAAACGCTGCAAACCAAGCAAAGATCGCAGAACTTGAAGAGAAGAGTAAGGCGCAACAAGCGAGAGAGGCAGAGTTACAGGAAAAGCTAGAAGCTGCAACGGCTCCAAAGGCCCCGAGTTCGGACTTAGAACTTGATGACCCAGAAGAGTTTAGCCGACAACAGAGTGCTCATAACGAGTATTTGAATAGTCAGCATAGGAAGCAGTTAAAAGCCGAGCTTAGAGCGGATATTCAAAAAGAAACGCAAGCAGAAGCTCAAGCAGAAGTTGCTCGACAAGCTGAAGCCGAGTTAATAGGAAAAGTAGAAAGCTTCGTTGTTAAAGGTGAGGCTGTAGGTTTGAGTGAAGACGCGTTAGAAGGTGCAGCGATTGCGCTTAATGATGCTGGTATTACTTCCGATATTCAGGCTTTTTTACTTGATGATGAAAGTGGGCCACAAATTGTTGATTTCTTAGCGTCAAGCTCTAAAGACCTAGCAATGATGGCAAAACTTTCCCCGTTAGCTCAAGTTAAGTTTATTGAGAACACTGTGAGATCTAAAGCTTTGTTAAACAAACCCAATGTATCGGGTGCCCCAGAACCTCTATTAAATATTGGTGGTGGTGGCGCAAAAGAGCAAGACGAATTTGAATCGCTCTGCCCCGGTGCCGTATTTAAATAAAATGGTGAACTCCAATGGCAAATGATACTTCCAAAAACTTTAGCACTATTGTGCTTAAAAAATTCCTTCCAGCTTTTGAGTCTGACTTAGTGCTTGCTAAATCAGTCGATAGTCAATTGCTTAAAGGTGAGATTAACCCTAACACTGGTGATTCAATCCAGTTTAAACGACCGCATCAATATGTCGCAGAACGTACATCTGATGGCGACGTTACAGGATCAACAAAGAATGCATTAACCTCGGCAACTGCTACAGGCTCCATCGGTGAGTATATTACTGTGCGTGTAGAATACTCTCAGCTAGAACAAGCTGTTGAATTAAATCAATTAGAAGAAATTTTAGCGCCTATTGCTGAAGAGATGGTTACTACTCTTGAAACTGAGATGTCCACTCGAATGAATGAGGCTGCTGCTCTTATTTCTGGTTTACCGGATACTGCTATTGATCAATGGTCAGACGTTGCTAGCGGGTCAAGCTTCTTAAAAGATTTAGGTGTCAAAGGTATGAACTTTGCCGCTCTTGATCCTTGGTCGGTACAAGACTTGGCAGATGCTCAGGGCGGTTTATCTAGCGGCTCTGATAGCTTGGTTGATCGTGCATGGAAGGATGCCCAAATTAGCCAAAACTTTGGTGGCCTTAAAGGTCTTATGACCAATGGTTTATCTGACTACACGTCAGGAACTCAGGCTGGCGTAGCTGGTGTTACCGTAAGCGCTAATCCTACAGTTACCTATACAAGCCCTATGAAGGACACTTATAACCTTACAGTTGTTCTTAAAGGTTTGGGTGCTACTAACACGCTTAAGAAAGGCGACGTTGTTCAATTCGATGAAACTTACTGGCTGAATCAGCAAACTAAGTCGGTATTGAGAAATAAAGGCGCTGCTATTCCATTCACTGGAACGGTTACTGCTGACGCAACCGCTGTTGCAGGTGTTGTTACTGTTGTTTTAAGCGGTGCTGCATTCTTTGATGCTGCCAACGAGCAATATAACTCTGTTAGTCGTGCAATTATCACGGATGACGCTGTTACTATTCTTGGTACAGCATCAACTGTCTACAAACCTTCATTGTTTTATAACAAGATGGGCTTTGGTATTGGTAGTGTTGAATTGCCTAAGCTCCATAGTATTGACAGCTCGGTTGTTAATCATAAAGGATTCAGCTTACGGGTTCATAAGTACTCGGATGGAGACGCTAACAAGCAAATGGTTCGTTTTGATCTATTGCCTTCATTCTGCGTATTTAACCCGCTTATGATTGGCAAGCTGTACGGACGCGTTTAATCTACCTTAGGATCGGAGGGCTTAGGCCCTCTTTTTCTTTTTATAATAATTAAGGTGATGAAATGGCAATTGTTCATTTACAGAATAAAAGAATAGCAGTTAATAATACATATATACTTGGTGTCGGAAATGGTAATGCAAAGACTGTAGCCGTATCCGGTACTTTTGACGGTGGTACTGCAACCCCCGGTTATATTAATGATGACGGTGTATTTATCGGGTTTAAGAATGATGCTGAGGCGGTGATAACCTTTACAGCTGATTTCCAAATTGTTCAGGATGGCGGCATTGGCATGAAGTATGCGCTTGATTTAACTGGTGCAACAACACCAGTAATACTTGTAGAAGAGTTTAGCCACGGTCGATAAGGTTAAAAAATGTCAAATGTTATTAATCGAATTGTAGGCAGTGTTGTATCTGGCGGTGGTGGCGGCGGTGGTGGTTCTACTATTATCCCCCATGAAGACCAATGGGTCCAAACCAGAACACAAGGTTCATTTACTACCACCACTGGTATTGGCACCGTAATTACTCCTCTGAACGTAACTATCACACCAGCTAAGGCGGGCAATAAGGCTGTTATTGAATTTATTATATTTGGCGAGCCTTCGAACTCTGCTAATGTTGGGTACGTAGTTACTAGAAACAGCACTCTTTTAGCTGATACTTCAGATGGTGACCCCGGCAATGGCTATGCTGTTACCGCAGTCCCAACCTATGATAATAATAATTCCTCTACCCCGTCTGTCACTGTTGTTAGAATTATCGATGAAAATACTCTTTCTATAGCGTCAACATACAGTGTTCTTTTTAGAAAAACTAATATAACAAACTATACACTCAATTTTAATAGGTGCGTTATAGCTCCGGGCAATGGCGCTGAAACTGGTGTCTCTACAGCTAAAGTTGTTGAGTATGCCGTGTGAGTACAGTTATTGAGCACCCAAGTTCTTGGGTACAGACTAGAACACAAGGTATATTTTCTATCCCTGTTCCTTTTGGCAGTGGTGGAGCGGCTAAGGTTGGAGTTGATATTACCCCGCTAGACATAACCATTACGCCCGCAAAGGTTGGCAACTACATAGAGATTGAATTTGTTATTTTTGGTATAGGTAACAATCCGTCTTTTGAGTCTGGCTTTTTCTTAAAGAGGAACGGGGTTAATCTAGCGGATACAACGGATGGCAGCGATAATTACTATGCTGTAAACTCTATAACTGACGATAGGGGTGGAACAGATACGGCGGTCCCGCAGGTCCATCTTGTAACGCTGGTTGATAAAAACTCACTAGGAATAGCTTCAACATATACAATAGCCGTTAGACATACCTCGTCCACTCTAGCATCAAGCACTAATTTCTACCTTAACAGGGCGATACTAGCGCCACAGGCTGGATCTGAGTCTGGCCTATCAACAGCAATAATTACAGAGTACGATTTATGAGTATCTACATTCAAGACGCGGCAGTGAATATAGGTAAGTGGAATCCAGTTATACAAACTGATAAAGGTGAACTTCAATTATTCATTAATGGAAAGCTAGTGAAACCTACCGATGATGAGTTAGCAGCCATTGAAGCGAAAGCTATAGAGTTAGAGGATGATGCTAATAAAAACGCTTATAAATCGCTTAGAGCTGAGGAGTACGCTAAGTTAAACCAGTTTGAGTTGATGTTTGATGATAAAGAGAACGGAACTAATAATTGGAAAATAGAAGTCGATAAAATAAAATTAAAGCACCCTAAAGGGTTAAAATATGTCAAATGTTATTAAAAAAGCAGTTCAAGGTGGTGCCGGTGGTGGCGGGGGTGACATGCTCGCCTCTGTGTATGACCCGACGACGGTTAGCGCGGACGCGTTCTCAATGGGCAACATGGACGAGACCGCGACGGCCAAGGTGCTCACCAACTTAGAGCGCTTGGAAATAGCGGCCAATACTAGCAAGGTTTCGAATGTAACTACCAACCTTTCAATTGGCACCGCTACGGCTACCACTTTAGATAT